TGGAAATGGAAGAAGAGGTGGATTAGGTTGTGGTGGTTCTGGTGGTGGCGCTGGTGCTACTGGTGGTGGTGGAGGTGCTGGTGGTCCTGGATTAGTTATTATTAGTACTTGGTAGACTTTGTTTTAAATATCAAGTAAAATAAATACTAAAAAATAGTATAAGAATGAATAGATATTCTAAAATTTTGCATCATCTTAGAGAAAAACCAGAAACTCCTAAACGTTCTTCGACTAAAAAAAGAACTTTTGAGGAGTATGATGCAGAGCAAAAGAAAACTGAAGTTGATAAGTTAAAAGAACAAACAAAAGAACTGACTGAAAATATTGAGTTTTTGCAAAACTTAGTTGTAAATCAACACGATGAAGTTTACGATCTTCGTCAGCAATTGAAGAGTACTTCAATTCCACAACCTCAAAAACAATTAACTGAAGGTCTACTTAACGAACCACCAAACATAAAGAATAGTGACCCACTTACGCCATTTGACCAGAAGTATGTAACCTTTCAACAACTTAGTGACCATTATCGTCTGTTCACTAATCGTATTCTGGAGCAGATGGCAACAGTTGGTGGAGGTGGTGAAACTCAGTTTAAGTATCTTGATGATATTAGAAACTTTATTTTTGTTGGAACTAAAAATGATTTACCACCAGCAGTGAATGGTGTTATTAATCTCAAAGATAACTATACATATTTCTTTACTACAACTTTAGATTTGGAGGGAGATAGATTAGTTGCAGGACAGAACACCACAATTCTTGGTGGTTCTTCTGAAAACTGTCGTATTAAATCTACAGGTATTAGTACTACAGTAGCACTGCTGAGTAGTAACTATTCTCTTCCACTGAGGAATATTACACTTGAAGCACCGTATGCAATTAATCTTGATGCAACAGGATACGGCACACAAGCACTTGATTGGTTTGGTGTAAACTTTACAAACTGTGCAAAGGTAGGAATTATTTCAAGTTATAATAATTTTATTATGCTTGATGGTGCATTTTTAGACAGTCAAGATTTAACTTTTGATGGAACAACCGGAACAGTAGGATTTAATCAGTGTTTGTTTAGTGGTGATTTTCCTCCAGGAAATCCTTCTGGTAAGTCTATTCTTAATTTCCCAAGTACTTTTATTTGTACCCGTCGTATTCGTGTTACAGTTTGTTCATTTATTGTTCCTCCTGGATATACTGGAATTACTGTTCAGGATGGAGTTGCATTCTCACAACCAGAAAGTTTTATTCTACAAACATGCAATTTTTCTGGACCAGGAACAAAACTTGGTGTAAGTACTCACACAAATATAAACAATAGAGATAGTTTTTATGAGGGAAATCGTGGTATACAAAACACATTCCCTTCTGGTCAGTTTTATATGTCTAATAATTCTACAGTAACATCTGTTGGGTCAACGGACACCTGGACAAAAATCGCAGGAATAACGACAACGGATGGTTCGATTAATTCTAAATTTATTGCAACAGACAATAGAGTAACTTATGATGTTGCTATTGACCGAAAGTTTTTATCTCAAGCAACAGTTACTTTTACTCAAGATGTTCCTGCTTCTGGACCATTTATTGATTTTGATGTAGAGGTTGGAATTTTTGATTATGATGAATCTGTGGGTATAGGTACGATTCTTAAGTCTTCTGCTACGTTAGTTAAGAACACTACATATGGACAATATTATACTGTTCATTTGACAGATATTCATGACCACGAACAAGGTGATTACGTAGAACTTTATATTCGTAATAAAGGAACTGATTGTGGGATTTTAGTTACTGATATGAGTTTGCTTGTAACTTCTATTTGATGGGGGCTTGACGGGTCCGTAAAGAACTGTTATGATAAATACAACAACGGGTTAAGAAATGTAACGATTCTTAATTCTTGTCCTCTTCCTAACCGAGACCTATGGGGAGGTTAAACACAGTCTCTCATACCCACAGTGGAGGGTGCTGTGGGGGTATACTCGTAACGGTTCGTCCCCCCGAACTTTTATCTAACTCTCTTAAAAATGACTGCTACAATTTCACAACAACGACAACTTAATACTTGGGATCAATTCTGCGATTGGATTACTTCAACGAACAACCGCCTCTATGTTGGTTGGTTCGGTACTCTGATGATTCCAACGTTGCTTGCCGCAACGATTTGTTTCATCGTCGCTTTCATTGCTGCACCTCCTGTAGACATTGATGGCATCCGTGAACCAGTTGCTGGTTCTCTTATGTACGGAAACAACATCATTTCTGGTGCTGTAGTTCCTTCAAGCAACGCTATCGGTCTTCACTTCTATCCTATCTGGGAAGCTGCTTCTCTGGATGAGTGGCTATATAATGGTGGTCCTTACCAACTGGTAGTCTTCCACTTCCTGATTGGTGTATTCTCCTATATGGGTCGTGAATGGGAACTTTCTTACCGACTGGGTATGCGTCCTTGGATTTGTGTCGCTTACTCAGCCCCTGTTGCCGCTGCTACTGCTGTTTTCCTTGTTTATCCCTTCGGTCAAGGATCCTTCTCTGACGGTATGCCTCTTGGGATTTCAGGAACTTTTAATTACATGCTTGTATTCCAGGCGGAACATAACATTCTTATGCATCCCTTCCATATGCTGGGAGTTGCTGGGGTCTTCGGTGGTTCTCTTTTCTCTGCTATGCACGGATCTCTTGTCACCTCTAGTCTTGTACGTGAGACGACAGAAAATGAGTCTCAGAACTATGGATACAAGTTCGGACAAGAAGAAGAAACATACAACATCGTAGCTGCACACGGTTATTTCGGTCGCCTTATTTTCCAATATGCTTCCTTTAATAACTCACGTTCACTGCACTTCTTCCTTGCTGCCTGGCCTGTTGTGGGTATCTGGTTTGCTGCTCTAGGTGTTAGCACCATGGCATTCAACCTGAACGGATTTAATTTCAACCAATCTCTGATTGATAGTCAGGGTCGTGTGGTTAACACTTGGGCAGATATTCTGAACCGTGCTAACCTTGGTTTTGAAGTTATGCATGAGCGTAATGCTCACAACTTCCCACTTGATCTTGCTGCTGCTGATACCACTCCTGTGGCACTCACCGCACCCGCAATCGGTTGATAAGAACTGAATAAGTGATATAATTAAGAGGGTATAACAACCCTCTTTTTTATGTCTCATAATAATCAACACGAACCTATGGAATCCTGGGTCTTCTGGGCTGGTATGGGTATAATGATGTTTACTGTCATTATTTTTGTTGTATTCACTTTATCAGTAATTTATTGGGGATAATTAAGAAATTTATGATAACAACGGAAACTCCTTATAAACTTGCAGAGATTATTCGTGACACTTGGCCTGGACTTTACAGACCATCAAAGGCAACTTATAATAATCAAAGGACTTCAAAAAATGAAAAAGTACAATAGTGAAGATTACTTCTCTGTTATTGAAACAAAAACAGGAAGAAAAATTGTTGATTGTGGGGAAGAGGTAGACGCTCTCTTAATGGTATCATTCGATCCACAAAATCGCACTATCACAAGAAACAAGTTTGTGATGGGACAAGTTGTTGATATTGAGATGCCAAAAGCACTTCCAACAAATGAAATAGCAATCAATACAGAACCTTATAAGCAACATCAGGAAGAATGGATCGTTGAAAAAATTAATCAACTGCCACAAATTAAACTTCCTGAAGGACAAGGAATTCCAGTTAACGCTAAATAACTTTCAGTTTTATAAAACATTATGAAATTTACAGTTTATTCAAAAGACGGATGCCCATATTGCACAAAAGTTCAGCAAGTGCTAGAGTTAGCAGAACTGCAACATGTGATTTATAAATTAGGTACAGACTTTACCCGTGAAGAATTCTATGCAGAATTTGGACAAGGTTCGACATTTCCACAAGTAATTGTGGATGATAAACACATTGGTGGATGCACTGATACTGTTCAATACTTAAAGGAGCAAAATCTAGTTTAATGGATAACAATTTTCACGAAGTTTATGGTGATGTAGAGAAAGCAATTGATTATGCTTTCAAAGGACAGTTTGTTTTAAAATTTTATGACTACTTAAAAGTTCGTGGAACAAGAAGAAATGAAGTAGAAGAGTTTATTGAAAGTGCCACAGCAAGTGAAATCAGTAGTCTAGTAATGGATCTCGATGATTATCTTGAGGGTGGTGCTGATGAAATTCACAAACAACTTCGTGAGGGGTATGGGCATATTCCAAAACCTCAAGCAAGAAAAATTAGAAACTATTTGTACAGCATCCTAGAAGATGCCTGGAAATACAGTCATGATAGACGACCAGGAAGAAAAAAAAAGCAAACTAAATAAGTCAGAACCCCAAATCAATCGGGGAGTTGAGTTACTACTACGCAATAGGAGGAAGAAATCAGAAAGACCAAAGACTTTTCAATTGAGATTTGGTAAAATGATTTCTCTCTTCCGTAGAGAGTTTCATTTCTTTATAGAATTTCATTTTGATGTTAGGAAAAAATAAACTCTCTGGAGAAAACAAATGGAAACAGCATATGTTATAACATTCTCAGTAATGTTCACGTTGCTCTTTTTTATGACAGGAGGTATAATTGGTTGGTTGACGTATAGGCACTTGATAGAAAATAGACCTCCATATTTACATCCAGAGTTTTTTGATGAAAATGGACAAGTGATACCTGACGAAATAGTATCTGTACGATTTGAAAATAGCGATTACGATTATGACTACAACGACGAAGACGAAGAAGACTGAAGCACCTATTGAAGAACTTCCTGTAAATCCTTTTGCATTTGAAGTTCTGAATTTGGTTTCAAAACAAAAAACACATGCTAAAAAGGTAGAAGTTCTTCAAAAGTATGAAGATCCTTCTCTCAAAACAATTTTAATTTGGAATTTTGATGACTCAATTATTTCTATGTTACCAGAAGGTATTGTTCCTTATGCAAGTACTGGGGAGCAAACATCTTACAGTGGAACTCTAAGTGAAAAGATTAGTGATGCTGTATCGAAGATGGAAGAACTTAGATCCAATTCTCTTGGATCAATGGATCAAGGACGTTCTTCTATTCGAAAAGAATATCAGATGTTCTACAATTTTGTGAAAGGTGGTAATGATACCTTGAGTTCTCTTCGTAGAGAAACAATGTTTATCAATATTCTAGAGGGTCTTCATCCATTAGAAGCAGAAATCTTGTGCCTTGTAAAGGATAAGAAACTTCATACTAAATACAAAATCACCCATCAAAATGTTAAGGACGCATATCCTGATATTCAATGGGGTGGTAGAGCATGACAGTTGCAGTAAGCATGGAGAAAAGTATGGCAGAGTACGGAAAGGAAGATAAAAATATTCTGCCAAGTAGCTATGGATGTGAAATTTTACTTGAAA